TTGGATCTAAAGAACCTGTAGGATCACCTACTGAATCATCTGTTTGATTTTGTTGATTAACTTGTTGTTGATAGAAAGTAAGAGGATTGAAATTTGGATCATATAAAGCACTCCATTGAGCTAATGCAACTTGAAATCGCTTATAACCTTCCTTACCCGGACCAAACCCGGGATCTCCTCTTTTAGGTTTTGGAGGAATTTCAGGAGTAGTAGTAGTAGTAGTAGCAGGAGTAGTAGAAGATTCGGCTACAGTAGTTTGCTGTGGCGACCCCTGCATAGTATTAACAAGTGTTGTACGTTGAGCAGGTGTTTCTGCTCCAGAAGGAATAAAATACTGATTAGTTGCAGAAGGCTGTTGAGTTGGAATATACTTAGGATTAAGAATCATTCCAGCAGGGGGATTAGCTAAACCCGGAAATTGAGTTAAGACATCTGGTATTTCGGAAACAGTAAGTCCCTCAAAATCAGATGGATTAGTTTGATTAGGAGTTTTTCTCTTTTTCTGAGCAGTACGAGCCAACAACATTTGTTCTAGTTGTTCAGGAGTAAAGTTAGGACCACCTACTTGCTTATTAACTCTTTTCAAAGCCTTTTTAACTCTGCCTTTTTTGTATCTGGGTTTCTTTTTTTTCATAAAAATTTACCTGCTAAAAATACACCTACTATAAAAGGATATATACCCCATAACATCATCTCTAATCTTTTAAATTTATCAGAACCTTCTTTAAGTTTTTCTTCGATATTTTTATATCGTATCTCACATTCTCTTTCGTGAGCTTCAATCCTTGCTATAGCTTCTTTTATAGTAGCCATACTTAGGTTCCTGTTGTAGAAGTTGTTGTAGTAGTAACTACAGTATTACTTAATATAGCTTCAGTTGGTGAAGGAGTCTCCCAAGTATAAGTTGTTGTACAACCTGTGGTAAACATTAAAATTATTACAATAAAAAATATCATAACGACTGCCACTGTCATTACCTCTGGTAAATCCTTCATAAGGTTGGCCTTGTATCTGGAAAGTCTTCGGTACTGGGCCAATCACGCAATGCCTTACGATACGTTATATAGGCTGAGTGTTGAGGATGGTCTGTAGTCGGTACAATCCAATCAGATTCTCTAAGTTCTTGATCTCGCCAAGACCTAGCTAAAATTTGTTTTTTTTCAGTTTCTGAAGGGAGACTAGATGTATCTATAGCTTCTTTATCAATATAACTACCATCTTCAAATAAATAACGAGTAAGATTATTACTTAATTTTGTTTCACTTTTAATAGCCATTAGTAATTACCTTTATCTAATATATATTGAACACCGCATTGTTTTGTATAGTTAGAAGTATTTGCCCTATTCATTTGAACTTTTACATTCAAAGAATCTTCAAAACGAACACATGATTGCGGCATAAATTGTCTTGCGGATTCTGCATTCATTAAGTATTGATTATTACCATCCAATGATCTAAATGATGGTCCTGTATTGTCCCAACCAACACTTGCGTAACTATAATTATTTTCACTCATAACCCACTGAAATGATGCAGAATATGCACCATTCAGTGATGGCCCTAGCATTGATCTTGCACCATTAGGAGTAAAACCTTGACCCCTACTACCAGCTTCCATAAGAATCGTTGTGGCAACACCATCAACTGTTATAGTCCAAGTAAAGTTTGTTGCATTTCCAGCACCCAAATCATTACCCATACTTAATGCTCCTGTCATAAATCCTGCTTTTCCAGAAATATTGACAATTGTTACATCTGTATCAGCCGAAACATTTGATGTTGTTTGTGCATTATAAGTATAATCTCCTTGCCAAAAATACGAAGATTCGGAACTATCAAAGTTACCCGCTCGACCCATAATTAAATGATCTGCACCTATAATGTATTTAGGCATAAGATTTGGATCTTTGTTATATTTTACACCACCTAGTACAGCCATTATTTAATCTCCTTTAAAGACTTGCCCATCCAATTGTTGAATCAACATATACCAATTGAACAGCATTACCCTTCGGTAAAGTTCCGTCAGCCGCTACTGAATCTATATTGCTTGAATTTCTGCCTATTGTAACTAAGGCAGCCCCTACATTTTTTATAATTACCGTATTACCTGCTGACGGACTTGCAGGAAGTGTAATCGTAAAAGCTGTACTAGCATGATTGGCAATCAATTGATCTTTATTTGATGCTGTATATGTACTTGTTTTTATAGACCAATCATTATAAGCACCGCCTAGTGTAGTAAAACTAAGATTACCAGAACCATCAGTAATCATTGCTTGACCTGCATCACCATCAGAACTAGGCAAGGTTAGTGTTATATCTGAGGTGCTTGCAGGGCCAATCAAGGTAACTTTGTTTGTGCCATTATCGCTGTCTTCAAAGAACTCTATTTTACCTGCACTTGTAGAACCATTTTTTAATTGAAGAGTTCCATCAACTGTAGCAGTTCCTACAACTTCTAACTGATCTGCTGATTCATCCCACTCCATGTACTTACCAGAAGTAGCACCAAAGAATTTAACGTCATATCCTGTATCATCTACTCCTACAGTAACAGTAGCATCAATTTGTACAGCACCATCAATATCAACTGCATCTAAATTAGTTGTACCATTTATGTCTGCATCACCTTCAATATCTAAGGAATCGCCATCTATCTCACCTGTAACAGTAATGCTATCAACAAAAGCATCTTTCCAACGAACACTTGTAGAGCCTAAATCTACATCACTATCAGACTGAGGGCCAAAGATATTATCTCCTAGATATACTTGTTCTACATTAGCCGCATAAAAATGAATTTCATCAGCAGTTTCAAAGTCAATTTTAGTTTGGTCATCCTCACCAATCTTAATATCAGTTGCTAAAAGTGAAGTTATACCTGTTTGTGCTGCATCTACATTTAGTGTATTAGTGCTAAGACTAACACCTGTACCAGCAACAAATGATGTAGCTGACATAGGTATATTAGAAAGAGTATTGTTGGATGCATTAATTGTTTTATTAGTTAATGTATCTGTAGATACTAAAGATACAAGTGTTGAGTTTGCACCTGCTGGTAATAACAATTCATTAGTA